TCCAGTTATAGTCAAGTTACCAGTCGTTCCAATTTGTAATAATTGGAAGCGAGAAGTATCAGTAGCATTATAAAAAGTAATTTGATCTTGCGTACCAACGCTAATACGACCATTACCGGTTGCACCGCCTACGTAATCAATTAAAATACCATCACTGTATGTTCCGCTGTATGTTCCACTAATTTCAAGACCGTTAGCTGAAACTATACTAGAGTTAATTGTTTCAGTGTTTGTCACAGTCTGTGTACCAGTAACACTTAGGTTACCAGTAACACTTAGATTGCCGCCCACTGTAGCATTACCCGCTAACCACATGTTACTAAATTGTAAACTGCTTGTACCTAAACTGATTGAATTAGTTGTAGCTGGTGCAATGCTTGAATTAAGTGTAGGTTGAATAGCACTTAGATATGTAATAACTGCTGACTGAGTCGGAACTTTAACAGGGCTGTTTGCGCTAAATGTTCCGTCTGTACTAAATTCGTTAACTTGTGCACCTAATTGTGCGCCAATACTACCTAGTCGCAAACTGGTCAAACCACTCAAGTTAAACGCACTAGCGTTCAATGTTGCTGCACCAGTTGCTTGGTTAACTGAGAAATAAGATCCAACACTAAAGTTACCAGATTGGTCAGTACTTACAAAATACACACGACCTGGTAGTGTTTGAATAATTTGGTTAGCAGGATTAGCCGCTTGCGTTGGAGCATTTGGATAATTGGTTGTAGTAATACCGCCGGTACCAATACTTAAGAAATCGTGTCCTGTTAATCGAATGTTACTAAAATTGTAACGAATTGTAACTGCTGTACCACTTGTACTTGCAGTAGTTTTTTGCTGTGCTAGTACAACAAATGTTAGATAAGTCGAATTTACTGTAGCGTTACTCAATGACTGAATAACATAAGCACTCGAGTCGCCACTGAATTGAATACTTGCACCTACCACTGGAGCTGTGCTTAAATTATAAAGTACAATAACATAATTTGATTGTCCGCCAACTACTGTAGGAGTAGTTGTTGCACTGCTTGTGCCGCCTGTGATTACATGTGTTGTATCAAATGTACCAGAGGTTGCATAGTAATACAAGTACCCTTGTTGAACGCTGGTAACAACACCAGTTGCACCACTTGTGGCCTGTGTAATTGTTTCGCCTTGTTGGAATGTACCAGTTGAACTAAGATAAGTCAACATTCCGCCATAGACGTTACCGGTAACGGCTGTTTCGGTAGAGTCATATCCTTGACTTACTGCACCATAAGTACCGTAACTGTTGTTACCACTCAATGAACGAATGATACCACCACCATAAGTAAAGTAACCAAAATAACAGTAGTAAGTAAAACAACTAACTGCTTCTGCTTTACCTTTGTTACAAACAACTAGACCAACACCACCATCATGTACTTGGTTATACGCCCAGAATAACATGCTTCGATTACCACTTGAGTGTACGCTACCATCTACAATAGCACCAACACCGCCTGAACTTTTTGCTGTACAATCTTTAATGTATGGAGATTTGTTTAAAATAGGACTAGATGGGTTTAATCTTAAAAATACACCACCAATAGTAGCTTGTGTATAGTCTGCTGGACTTGTACCACTTGGAACAAATCCGGTCATACCAGTCATTAACACACCGCTCATCATAGTCTGATCACTCATCAAGAACATGGTGCTTAAATTATTAGACACCGGACTTGCATCAGTACTTAAGAATGTAAATGTTAATGTACCACTTGGACTGGTATTATAAGTAGCAGACATGGTTAATGTTGTACTGTTAACCACAGTCACAACTGTTTGTCCGCCAGTAAACCCTGTACCTGTTACTGTCATGCCTGGTAAAATACCAGTGGTACTTGATACTACCAAAGTAGTATTAGTCATGCTAGTATAACTAGCTGATTGAGTACCTACCAAAGGTGCAACTACTGTGTCACGCATGCCGTCGCCAACGATAGTAACTTGTGGAGGAACAATAATTGGAAGTGTTTCGTAATATGTGCCAGCTTTGATGTACAATGTAGCAGGTCCTGTGATAGTTGCACAAGCATGACGAATTGTTAAAAATGCACGATTCAAAGTTAGACCGCTATTACTGTCTGAACCTGCTGGACTAACATAGTAATCGGTTCCAGTGGTGTTATTGTATTCCCATTCTGGAATTCCTGTAGCACTGACTGTTAAAACTTGACCTGTTGCACCGATACCTAAACGTGAATCGCTACCAGTTGCGGCACGATATGTAATATCGCCAGTTGTAGTATTTTGGCTAGTGCCTGATGCCATTAACTGCCAATAGCCAGCTCCTAAGTCAGTTGCAAAACTACTAGTACTAGTATATGCAATTACACAAATATAACTTGAACCACTGTAACTGACAGCGTCGTTAATGGTGTAGGCAGTGCTAGAGTTAAATGCTCCGCGCCAATTGACTCTTAATTTTCCCAGGTTTACTGTAGTTACGCTCATTTTGTTGTCCTATATTCCATATTTAGCTAGTAAATGTAGCTATTAAATTCCCGTTACTGTCTAACGAATAACTATAAATGCTTGTTCCAATATCAACCATAACATACGGACTATTTTCGCCATCACTTGTATAGTTAAATGTTTGCCCAGCTGTTTGTGTGTAGATTAAATTGTTGTTTGAATCAAATGCAAATGCATGAATCACTGTTGTTTGTGGAGGAGTTGCGCTGATTACGCCACTACCGTTAACTGTAATCGTAGTTCCATCTGGAATTACACCACCGAGTACACTAGTTGTAGCAGGTGAAATGCTTGTGCTGATTGTAACACTGGCACTACCGTCAAAACTTACACCGTTAATTGTTATTGGTGTTGCCAGTTTTGTAGCAGTAGCTGCGTTGCCTGCTAGAATATAATTGGTTAAAGTTGTTAAAGGTGTAGTATAACTGGTCGGTCCACTGCTTTGAACAATAGGAAATATTACCGATGTATCTAAAGAAGTTAACGATGGTAATTGCGAAAACTTTAATGACATAAATTATCCAGTTATAAAATAATAGCCAGTTCCGCCAGCTGTTAAGTCCATTAGTTCTTTGTCTAAGCGTTCGAATTCGTCTTTGGCACTAGATTTTAAATCTGTGCCATTCATAGTAATTGGACTACCTGGACCGGCAATAGATGCAAATTTAGAACGAGCTTCACCTAACATCTGTTTACATCCTGCTAAGGTGTAATCACGTAGCCATTGTTTAGCATAAGGGTCTTGTAATAGTACCCAATCTGGACGGAAATTATAACTTTGTACAAGAATCTGTTCGCCTTGTGCAAACGGACGTTGTAAAATATTCAAGATATGTGTAGTTGGTTTCCATAAAAATTCAATGTAACTACCAAACATACGTCCAACTAATTTCTGATATCCGGCAAACGCATCATAAGTTGCCAGGCCGCCCATCATACTACCTGACATCAAGTAAGTATTTGTATAAGCTAGGTTAAACGGTTCAAATAAAGTACCACCTGCACCAATACCAGTTCTTGAGCCAATAGCTCTACGAAAAACTTGACGGACAGAGATAACTTCATCAGGCAATCTATATTCATTTTGATCCTGTATTAATTCTAAGAACAAGTAACTTTCTTCTACGGCATTTGAGCTTTTTTGACGATAGCGGTTTAAGGCTTTATCTAAGGCTGTTTCGTAGTGTATTGGATCTAATTCAACCTCAATCATGCCATCACCCAGCATGGCTTTTACATACTGAAACACGGCATTGCGTTCTACTGTTGAATTTGACTGGGTTGTTGACGGCGAATCGACCATATTTTTGTCCTCTTACTATATTTAGCTATCGATAAATATGTTACTATGCCAAGACTTTCACTTTATAAACCGGAAAAAGGGCTTGATTACAAGTTCATCGACCGCCAAGCTTCGGAAATGTTCCAAGCAGGCGGAACAGATGTATATGTACACAAGTACTTGGGTGCAAATACAGACCCGAATAATGCCACTGCGGACCAGCCAAATTACGCTACTACAGCAGTTACAAACATACAAGATTTGTTATTCCTGGAAAACCGCGATAGAACTTATGATACAGAAATCTACAGAATTCGCGGGTTATATAATGTGCAAAATATTGACTTTAACTTGAGTCAATTTGGCTTGTTTATCGACAACGATACTTTGTACATGACTGTACATATTAACGATTTTATCAAGTACATAGGACGTAAACCTATTAGCGGAGATGTACTAGAATTGCCACATTTACGTGATGACTTTGCCCTTAACGATTTTGATTTTGCCCTGCCGCGATACTATGTAATTGAAGATGTGGGCCGTGCTAGCGAAGGGTTTAGTGTTACGTGGTTTCCACATCTATACAGACTAAAACTTAAACGTGTAAATGACACACAACAATTTGCACAAATCTTTAATCAACAGGCTACGGATTCCAACGGAGATCCTGTAGAAAATACTACGTTGCGTGATTTGTTAAGCACACACAATCAAGAGTTACAAATTAGTGATGCTGTAGTACAACAAGCTGAAATAGACGCTCCTAAGAGTGGCTATGAAACACGCCAGTACTATACACTAGCAGTTGATCCTAATACAGGCAAACCTGTTTTAGACACCGCAGACGAAACATCTATTCTAGCCAGTAATGCTAGTGCTGGTATTAATGCCAGCTCAACTAATGCAGTTCCAAAACGTAGTGGCTACACTGGTTATTTGTTAGGAGATGGATTTCCCGTCAATGGTTATGATTTTGGATTTGGTATACAATTTCCATCAAACCCAGCACCAGATGATTTCTTCCTGCGTGTGGACATGTTGCCTAACAGACTTTATAGATTTGACGGCACACAAAATGCATGGATCGCTGTCGAGGATGCCGTGCGTATGAACATGACAAATAACGACACAAGAAGTACACTAAAAACTGGATTTATCAATAACGAAGCATGGACTTATAACGATGCTGTTGCAACCGACTATGTTAATTTGGCATTAAATGCTACCACTGCTAGTACTATTCTCGACAGTACTACCACAGCATCGTATGTGGTGTTTAAATTAGATACTATTACTTTGGAATATGTGGTTGCAGAAAATCCTGGAATATTTACATCGTATACTTACATAAGTCCACAAGGAATTACAAGTACTAAGTTAAAAATTAATTTACCTATAATTAATACAGTACAACAGACAATACCATACGCAGGACAATGGACTGTGACTTTATACAATTATAGAGAAGCACAACGTCAAAGTATTAGTAAAGTACTTAAACCACAGGCAGATTTATAATGCACATATATAAGTTTACACATATCGAAACTGGAAGATGCTATGTTGGACAAACTATTCAACAACCTAATAGACGAAGATTAGAACATAGCGAGTTTATGAGCGAAATAAACAAAAAGACATCGGGTGGAAAGACTTGGAAAATTATCAATGGCAAGCGTACCTGGTTAAACAAGGAGGCTTCGGTTTAACGCCGTTGTACTATTATACAATTCTTCTACGATGGACAGATAAGACGATATATCACGCAGACTATTCGTGCGTTTAGTAATTTTGTGGTCAAATACGGCGATGGAACTCTAGTGCGTATACCAGTTATGTATGGAGATGCTGATCGTCAAGTGGCCAGTATTATTCGTAACAATAGTGAAAACAAAGTTAATAGCGTACCGCGTATCAGTATATATGTTAGTTCTTTGGCATTGGACAGAGACCGACTAAGTGACCAAACTTACGTAGGAACCGTTAATATTCGTGAACGAGACATCGATCCTAATACCAATGCCTATACAACTGGACAAGGTCGTAACTACAGTATTGAACGATTAATGCCAACTCCATTTAAACTAACTATGAAATGTGACATTTGGAGTGCTAATACTGATCAAAAATTACAGATACTTGAACAAATATTAGTCTTGTTTAATCCTAGTTTGGAATTACAAACTAGCGACAACTACATTGACTGGACTAGTTTAACTGTATTAAACTTAAATGACATTAGTTGGGATAGTCGTCAGGTTCCTGTGGGTAATGATACTCCTATCGATATAGCCACACTTACCCTTGATACTCCAATCTGGATTAATCCTCCAGTTAAGGTCAAGCATCTTGGAGTTATTACTAAAATTGTTACCAGTATGTATAATTCAAGTACTACTAGCGGTACATATATAGAAGGTCTAGGACAAGATCCAATAGAGTCAACTACTAGTTTTAGTGATTTATTAAGCCAGACCATTACAACACCGCAAGATTATCGTTTAGAAGTGTATAACGGACAGGCTATTTTAATTGGTGCTAATGAAAGCGTTGTTGAAGTAAGCACTAGTGAATTAGATATCCCAGTGCGTCAAGGTACACCGATTAACTGGAATGAACTGTTTAGTCAAACTCCTGGAAAGTACGTAGCAGGTTCAAGCCAATTATATCTAACACAACCTAACGGCAGTATGATTGTTGGTACGTTTGCCATTAACAGTTTAAATGAAACTATATTACAAGTTAATTGGAACCCAGATACACTGACTGCTAATACTGGTATAGACAGTCAAGGTAATATAGAACCAGCCATGGGTTACAATGTCAGCTCAACACAGTACAGACCTAACAGTCCTGGCACGTTTGATGCTATTATTAATCCGCAAACTTATGATCCTAGTGATCCTAACAAGCATGGAACTGTCAGTTCTATCGCAACTGGCACTAGATTCTTAATCATTGAAGACATTGGTGCAGTAGACAATACCACAGTAGCATGGGGATCATTAGTAGCCAAGGCTAATGATATTATAGAATACAATGGCACTTCTTGGAACGTTATTTTTAATGCTAGCCACGAATCAAGTGTCATGGTGTGGCAGACTAATATATACACTGGAATACAATACTTATGGAACGGTGTTTCGTGGGTTAAGTCATTCGAAGGTGTATATGAGGCTGCTAATTGGAAAATAGTACTATAAAAGAACCTATAGTTTGTAGTGGTGCGTTATTTTACGCTAAATCTACACGACGTTTTTTATTGTTGCAAAAAGCACATGGTAAACATGAAGGCACCTGGGGCTTAGTTGGTGGCACTAACATCACAGGCGAAACTCCATGGCAGGGGTTACAACGTGAAATTAATGAAGAAATTGGACCTTGTCCAGAAATAATTAAAACAATTCCCTTAGAAACATTTGTCAGTAACGACAAAATCTTTAATTTTCACACGTATCTGTGTGTAATCGAGGAAGAATTTGTTCCTTATCTAAGCGATGAGCATAATGGTTGGTGTTGGGCTACAATAGACAGAGCCCCTAAGCCATTACACCAAGGGCTCCGCAACAGTTTTAGTTCAAAGACTATAAGAACTAAACTTCAAACAGTCTTCGATCTTGTTGATTTAATTTAAAAACTACGAGCGTAAGTAAATTCAAATCCCTTGGAGTGTTCTTGTTCTCCAAACTTGTCGTCGAATCTAAAACCAACTTCGTCTTTTTCTGTAACTTTGTAATCAACACCAATTTTAGCTGTGTTTGATTCAAAGTATAACTGCTCACTTTGATTTTTAAATGCATTACGATAGCGATAGCTAACTACTGCTGTTGCCTTACTAGTAAGGTCATAAGTAACACGTGGTTCAACTAAGTAGTAGGCAAAGTCTTGTGTTTGTCCTGCTGCAACTGGACTTTGTTGATTGAAGTCTTCACCTAGACCAACACGCAATCCTGCGCCCCAGCCTGCTCCAAGTTCCCAACTTTTACGAATACGAGCTTCGATTTTATTTTCTAAACTTGCACCTGGAGTTTGATCACGTGCGCCTTCGAATTTAAGACTTACATCCCAACCATCTTCTAATTCCCAGAATGGTGTAACTGCAATCCAATCATTGCGAACAGCAGGTCCATTCCAATTTGGGGCAGTATGTCCTTTTTCTGATCCTACTTCGTATTCAACACCACTTTCAGCGTGTGCAACTGTGGCTAACATTAAGCCTAAAATAACTAATAACTTCTTCATTTTGTTTCCTTAAATTAAAAATGTAAATGTGCCAGCTGTGATTAAAATTAATCCAGCCCATGATCCTAATGCCTTATAGTATGTAAGCAACGGAGTTCCAAAATATCGTTTGCCAATCATCACGCATTCGTGCATTGGTGTTAACAAATAACCACAGTAGTCTAGAGTAAAGAACCATAACAGGTATTCTTTACCAAACACAGTTGCGGCTAGCACAGTTAATGCGGCAAATTTGCCATCACTACCCATACTAAAACTTGCGCCAAATAACGCCAAGCTGATTAGTGCCATGCCTTTGAATGTGTGTGGATCTAGTCCCCATGTTTTTACGCCTTCTTCAATCCATGCTCTATGCTCTTGCATAAATCCTGAACTAAAAAATACCAACCCAACAATAGCGATAGTAGTCCAATTTACATAGCTACTAATTTTACTAATGCTGAAAGTTTTTGTGATGATTAAGTAATAAGCCAATAGTGCTCCAAAGATAGGAAACACTAGTTCAGGACCTTCACCGCCTAACGCCATGTAACCTAATACAGCGGCTAAAAACGGAACTATGTTTTTAACAAAACTAGTTGCGCCTAGGTTTTCTTGTGGTTCGATACTAACATCTTCTTCTTTAATTACAACAAAAAGGTAATATAAGATGAATGCCGCACTAACGGCAATTAATGGCCACATCATTCCAATCCAAGCACCGTAGCCAATGCCAAATGCCGCCATAGGTAGTATGACAGGTTTTTCAATTGGGCTCCACATATAGTAGTGGTGTGTTGTGAGGAAGTCAATTGGGCCTAGCTTCTGCCTAGCTTCGACATCTTTTTCATGAGATGCTGTGGCAGTGTCTAAAATACCAGCACTGATTGTGCTGCGCCCTTCTAGTGGAAGAATTCCACTTACTAAACTAATAATTGCAATTACTAGTCTGTTACTACTAAACTTAGATTTGAGATATCCATAAGTTCCGCCAAACAAATTATGTTCTTTAGCGATGCCCGCTACTACCATAATTGTAAACAAAACAAACAAATAAATCTCGTCACCAAGATAATACTGTTCTAAAAAGTCCATAAATTTTTTTCCATTAAAGTCTTTAAGCCGACTGTAGCATATGATCTATTAAGAGCCGATCAAGCCCATTTCTGTGTGTAGTTTATTTATCGTCTGCCCAGCTCAACTGACTGTATTTTTTAAAATTGACGTATACATCGTCGCCAATTTTAAATCTTGGATCAAAGAACATATCCACTGTTATAGGTTTTTTAGTAGATTTTAGTTCTAAATTTACACGGGTACTAGGGCCATTCCAGTGCATACTGGATACAATAGCATTTCCGGGCCGGTCTTCGGATGGTCTGTTGATTTTAAACCATTCAGGACGCACCATCCATGGGCCTTCTTCGCCTTCGTGAAACTCAAAACTATTTAAATCATCCTCAGTTAACAATACATAAGGGCCAAAGAAATTTGCCAACCAAGTACTTCGAGGATTATTATAGATGTCGTGTAAGTTGCCACTAGTAAATATCTTGCCAGCTTTGACTACTATAGCATCATCAAACAATCCGTATACATGATCAATTTGATGAGAAATCATTACTACAGTTTTACCCGATTGTTGTAGATTAAAGATTAGCTGTTTTAATGTTTTACGAATACTTACAGGATCTACTCCATGCATTGGCTCGTCTAACAATAAAATAGGAGCACTAGAACAAGCGGCTTTTAAAATATTAGCACGTTGTAATTCTCCAAAACTTAATTCTGTAGGTAAACAATCTAACTTATTATCTATTTTAAGAATTTTTGCATACTGATGTATATTCTGTGGTTTGAATTGATTCAGCACATTTTTCATCACAGTCTTTTTTGAATCTAATTTGTCTTCTTGCCACGCCCATGAGAAATATTCATGTACATTTTTTGAAGTAATCACAGTATCGTTAACTGTAACTGTGCCAGTATGTGGATAATATCCGCAAATAGATTTTAATATTGACGTTTTACCGGCACCATTTGGACCAATAATCACAGTATGTGTAGTAATATCTACATTGATATCTACTAGTTTTGGAACTTCTAGGTTAAGATTAGAAATAGAAATTTTCATCTTTATATTTTACAACATTTACGACAACAAATCAAGAATATTGACGCCAATCTTTAGCCATAGTATAAAGCGCCTGTAAACTGTTTCCAGGATTTGTTACTTTGTAATTGGCAGATTTAACAACCAGTTTGGTTAATTCATCTTTTTTTGATGCATCTGTAATTTCATTTAGCTCGACACGTTGGTCGGTAACAAATCTAACATACCAAAGAGGATCGCCGGCCTTAATTGTTATAATTTTATCTGTTAATATTTGCGCTGTGTAGTCTACAGTTCTAGTCCATTGGCCGATATCAAAAGTTCCAGGTATTAATGCCAAATCAGTTTGTGCTGGTGTACGATGCATAAATGCTGGTAAACTTTCAATCATCACACTTTCATCGCAGACAAACAAATAGTTAAGTGGTATGGTTAACATATTAGTATCGCGTTGTGGACGAGCTATTATATAAGGACTGTTAGTTCTAAGCACGTTATCCTTATACTGAAATGTTATGTCAACAGGACTAGTAATAAGCCAAGTGTTTTTAAAGTATCCTGTGATTGCAGGGCATCGTGGTATTTCTGTATCTTCTACAAAATTATGTGTTATAGTTTTAAATGCTGGAACTGGTGCAACACCCAGTGCTGGCAACTTATTGTAGTTTAAGAAGAACCAGTCGATTTTCATACTTCATAATCTTTTAAAAAATTCAAACTTGGAAATGTTTTAAAATTAGGATCTTGTGTAGCAGGAGCATGATAAAACATAAACTCTCTAGTTCGTTTTGCCAGCCAAGGATAAGTGCTACGTATAAAAATATTTTTAACTGGTAATACTTTAGGAACAAACACATGCAAATAACTAGCACAGCCCATAAAGTAAGTACATCGTTGTGCTAGTGCAAATGTTTCTTGTAAAGTAGTTTGATTAGTTAAGTCTATTAGTCTAGGATGTTGCGGAGGATAATCATTACTTTTATTAACAACAACACCCATTAAATTATTTTTTTCTAAAAAACCCAATACGCCTTCCCAGTCTTTATCGTCAAAATCTCTATAAGGTGTTCTAAGGCTGTCACTAAACGGATGTATAAGTACAAATTTTTCCGGCAATCCCACGTGAACTGGTGGAGTGTATTCTAATGCAGCCAATCTTGAACGTCTAAAAAATCTACGACCTAGATATATATCATCACACATTGCAGGCAATCCAGAATCCAATAATTCCCTGCTAATCCAAAATGGATCAAGATCCTTGTTTACTAATATTAGCTGATGCTTGTTTTCAACTTTAGCTCTTTTTTCACCGCGTAAATGTTCGCCCCAGTTACCCCAATCATCCCATAATGTGTCTTGTGATTTTAAATTAGGAAATAATCTGTTCCAATCTATTCCAGTTTGTAGGAATTTTTTGTGTGCGCTGGCCCAGTAGATTTTTTCAACTGAGTTAACTTCTTCGTCTGTGAGAAAACTTTCAGCGGCTATAAAATCTCCAATGCCATGGAGAATTACAATATTTTTGTACATTACTTTTTAACTACGGCAATGTGTAATCCATTCCACCATTGACCGCTGTCCTCTTGTGCGTTTAGTAGTGTCTTTTCGTAAATAACTTTTAAGTCTGCCCAGTGTATACCTTCTTTTGCACCATCTACTACACCGTCCCAGTTAGCATCATCAAACACTAGTACCGCAACATCTGCTAAGGTGTTGGCATAATATTTGACAGCTTTCCTAGTGCTAAGTCTATCGTGAGGGCCGTCATAAAAGAAGAAATCAACATTTTTAATTTCAGTAATGTTAACATCAAATAAATCTGAATCATATAGTTTAATTGTGTTATCGCCTTTGAAACGTTTGGCATTTTTAACAAAAGTTTCTTTGGCATTTTCTGGAATAACTACATCATCTCTTAATGGCTGTACATTGTCTTTCCAGTTATCTACAGCATATACATTTAGTTTATTGCCATCTATAACACTGGTTAATGTAGCACCTATGTGTGTACCTACTTCTAGATAGTTTGTGCTTATTTTTCCAAGTTCATTCAAAAAT